AGAGCCAGCAGAACCGAGCGCCTTAACGTAGGTACTCATAGCCTCACCACTCAAAGCCGATACGCCATAAGCGTTGTCAGCGATGATAAGTGTTGCATATACGTCAAATGCTGTACCGTTGTTCTTGTAAACAGTCGTGCCGTTAGCGCCAGCGCCAGCAAGAATCTTGGCATTGGTTGAGCTAATGAAACGGATGTTTTTGTAAGAACCAACTTCATCAGGAAGCACAGACTCTTGCGAACCGTAGTCAGATACAGACTTGTAACCAGACAAACCTTCCAAGTCATACTCTGTATCAGGATGAACAATCGCAATGTACGAAGGACGAACTGCACCAGTGCCAACTTTGTCAGAAGCAGGGATGCCTTCTTTCATAAACTTAGCATTCTGTACCTTCAAGAAACGGATCGCTTTGTTCAAGTCAGCAACTACCATTGGCACGTTTACATTGATACGAGCCGCTACTGCATTGCCGTATGCTACGTTTGTACCCGCTACCAAAACATCACGACGCGCTTGGTCGATGGTTGTACCAGCTTGGTCACCCAATACATCAGTGGCCTCAGTAACCAGTGCGTCTTGGTTAGTCATGCTAACCATATCAGACAAGGTGATGAAGTCGCCGTATTGAGCCAAAGTAGCAGTGATGTCTGTTACTGCCAAGCTAGAGCCAGAAGGTGTTACGCCCTCAGTCAATGGAGTAGAAGCTACTGCCAATTGAGTGTAGCGACGGAACTTGATTTGATTGCCGGAACGCTTTGCCAATGGACGCTTCTGACCGAAACGGCCATGAACGTCAGCGGGTTGTGCGCGAGACAAAAGGTTACGGTCATAGAATGCTTGAACGCCTGGTGCGACTTGTGAAATTGTAGTTGTAGCCATTTTTAATGCTCCTTAAAAGTTAGTAGCCTTTTGCCTTCTTTACTTCTTTAGCAAAGTCAGCGTCAGACATACTCTTGATGCGTTGTACTTCGGAATCGTCCTTACTTGGATTAGTGCGCTCTGCGCTACCACCTAGCTTCGGTACGCTCAATGCTTGTTTATCTTTTTGCTTTTCCTGCTCGATAATAAATCGCTTGCCGATTTGTCGTTCAGTGAAAGCTAGCTTTTCAGCCGTTATCTCTCGGATAGCTACAATAGGGTCTGAAATCGCATCTCCAAGGGCTGTGAGTCGGTCATATACTGCCTTCTCTAGTTCCTTATCGAGTGAGTCATCAAAGATGCCGGGGTGCGCTTTAGCTACAACGTACTTCCACTCATCTTCCTGTTGCTCACGTTGCAATTGCGGTGCTGGATCGTTCACTACATGACGAATCGCATCAGCTAGGTCAGGATTTGCTTCTAAGATCGCTGGCCTTGTTGCTTCACGTTCCGCTGCTTGTCGTTCACGCTCAATCTCCGCTAGACGTTGCTGGCTCTTAGTACCCCATGCTTGAGTGTCTTTCAGCGCCTTTTTAGTCTTTTCCAATTCCTCACGAATTAAATCTGTTTCGCTCTTTACTGGATCAACTGGCTCTGCTTTTTCCTCTGGCTCGACCTTCTCAGGCTCTGCCGCTTTAGGGACTTCATCCAAGATTTGCTCGGTAGTATCTGAATTACCAGATGCCGCATCAATCTTTGCAATCGCCTCGTCATACTCCTTCTTGTACTGCTCTTCCGTAAGACCACTCATTCTTTGTTTCCTTGGTTCATCTATCAGTAGCCCACGAATGGATTGATAGAAGTTGTCTAACCACTAAATGCAACGTCCGATCACTCGGATAATGTTGCGGCTATGTGCTTACGCTCAGAATCAAGCGTTTCGCGCAAACCTTTGAGCTTAATCAGCGCCTTGATAGACCCTCTGATTTGCTCATCTTCCTTTGCTATCAGTCTCGCTGTGAGAGTCGCTATCTCAGCGTCTATCTCACCCTCTAGCTTGACCCAAACACTACCCATCGCGGATAGAAACTCGTTTAGGTATTCCAATCTAGCTTTCATGCGCTACCTTTTGTAAAACCTCGGCGCATCACTGCGTTGGAGGTGTTTGAAACATATCAACATTTTCTATTGCGGTACTACATTAGCAAATGCTTATATACCACAAATACACTTTAAATCAAGCAATATGAAAAACCCTTACTCAGCATTGATTACATGCGTCAATCACAATGCTTCTAGCCCAGAATACCAATCAGTATCAACCGACACTAGCACGTTAGAAATGAACGTTTCACAATCGCTTAAACTCGGTGGAATCATGTCTGGAAAGCGTATAGCGTACTCATTAGTCGCGGTGAGGTGCATATATGACGCAGGACTCGCTAGGAAGCCTTGCAAGTAGTCTGGTATGCGTGAGCGTCAGCGCCGAACGTACGCATCACAGACATGCTTGCAGAGATCATCTGCTGAATAGGAGATTGATTTATCCCCGTTAATGATAAGCCTAGGCCAAGCATATCAATACATTGCTTCGATAGTCGTTGCAGTTGTACCCGTAGCCCAAATTATTTTCGCTCGGATCTGGCGGGTCTCACCACTGTTAAATGCACAGACAGCGACTTGACCATTGGGGAAGGTAATCTTTACGTCACCTCCAACAGATACCCGAATAGCTCGGATAGACTCTTGAATGATAGCGGTGTTAGATGGCGTGATTACAAGTACACCATTTGCGGGATCGGTTTGTTCCATATTGCTCTCCTAGCGCATCACTGCGGATAAGTTAAACTACCTCTATATTATATCAGCGTTTGCTAATATACATTTACTCTTCTTTGTCAAGCAGTCCTTGATTTACTTCACTGCTCAATAAAGTGTTCTCTTTGCCAATCTTCTGTAGCTCGATATACGCATTCAACTCAGCAATCTCTTCCTTTGAGCGAATCTCCATCTTGGCCTTCTCTAGTCCTGCCTCGATCTCTTGACGAGTGCGCTGTGTGTCCAAGTGGGCCTGTAACTCAGCCTGTTCACGTTTAAACTGTTGCTCGACCAAGAGTGCGTGTTGCTTCATCTCAATCTCAGTCTTTTGTTTCTCAGCCGCTATTTGTGCGTCCACTTGTGCTAATTGCATCTTCATCTGCATCTCAGCCTGAGCTTTTGCCTCACCACTTTGAGCCTGTTGTAAGGCTTGGCCCATCTGCTCAATCTGTTGCTGTAATTGTTGAATCTGCTGACCCGCCTGTTGTTTAACCATCTCTACTGCCTTCATAGCCTCTGGAGGTAGCTCCCCCTCTTCTTTAAGGATAGGACTCTCACGACCTACTTCTAAGGCATCCCACGTCTGGTTTAATAATTCTCTCGCATCAATCAGTGGCGCAGTCAGTTGATTGCCTAGCGCGAATTGTGAGAATGCGTTGAGCTTAGAGGTCAGCACTTCTTTCTGCATGAAGCTAGACGTTCCAGTAGCTTGCCAATTCATAAATGAAGTCTTACCGAATTGCTTGATCTGACTCCATGCCTGTGCGTGTTTGTCACCGTGAATCTTCTTCACCGTATCGACTTCCAAATACTTGATATTCCACTCAATCAAGCGTTCAATCATTGGCTCTATCCAGCAAGCATCTATATTCTGGATGACTTCCTTGAGTGGCAAGGATGACGCTGACATAATCATGGAGATGCCCGCAGCAGTCTTGTTTAGATTGCTAGAGTCATCGCCCTGAGTGTACTTGGTGATCCCTGTATCTTCATCGCTAAACTGCTCAGAGATTTTAATGACATCAATCCAACCATTAGTGACATCCTGTTCAAGATGGTCAATCACGGCAGTCTTTCTCTCGTCAGGTGTAAGTCCTGCTTTGAATTGATAGACCTTGCCTGGTGACTTAATAAAGTTCTCAGTAGGCAGGAACATGGAACGATCAACAGACTTCGTACCCAACAGCGCCATGCCCTTGCCCTCTAGGAATAGACGGAAAGCGGCATTGGTAATCTTTTGATGAGGTATATTGTTCTCAGCTACCCCTACGCCCCAAATCTCATGTGGAACGCTCTCATAGTTGCAGTGCATTGCAGGTAGCTTACTTGAAGGAATGCGGTCAGCTTTAACGACTTTACCGCCCGCCATGATTACTACAACATCAACCATCTCAGTAGCGTCATCAGACTCGTCATCACCTGACTTATCAACATCGCCTACTTCTTCGCCAATCATCGACTCCGGCACTTTACCGATGAAACGAGCAACTTTGACTCGCTCCCCTTTATGCCAATACTCGACATTCGCCCTCATGCCAGTTGCCTTCTCGCTACCTGTCTCGGCTAGACCATCCTGACCACACTTGGATGCCTCTTCAACACTCATGTAACCGTCTAGCTCTTTCCAAGCATCAACCGTATGGCGTGACTCCATCGTGACTGTAAATACCCCTAAACCATCCTCTAGCTTGCGGCACTCCGCATCAGGATATACGTCCAAGGTGTTAGCGATCTCAAAGTATGGCGAGTCATACTCATACTCAGACTCTTTGATCTGGGTGTAACCAAGGGAATTGTCAGCAGAAGTCTCGGTGATCTTCTCTTGCTTGACGAATGGGCCAAACATGAAGCCTGTGCCATAAGTCGCCAGTGTATCAACGCCTGTCTTGAGCGTACCTTTGAAGTCCATGCGCTCTAACTGCTCGCCTAGAATGTCCTCTACAATATCCGATAACTCGCGGAGTTCTTCCTTGGATGGTTCTGTATCAAATGGGAGCTTGCCGTTACCAAACAGAGCGTCGTTAATCTTTGCTCTGGCTGCGCGTACTTTATTGCGAGTCGAGCCGATGAAGATGTTTTGTGCTTTACGGGATTTAGAGATAGCTGAGTCTTTAGAATCTCCATCACGAGGAATTCGCATTACGTCCTGATAGCACTCAAGCATTTTAAGCTCTTGATTCGCTCTAGCGCGTTCCCAGTCAATTAGACGCTTCTCTAGTAGCTTTTCTAGACCTGATAGGTCACGTTTCGGCTTAATCTGCTCAATTTCAGTCGTATTCATTGAATCTCCAGCGTCACCAAGACGTTAGGTTATATAACTATAGAGCCTATATTAGCACATTCTTATACTAAGTTAGAAATAAAGTCCATCGTTATTTATCGCAATCTCAGGCAACGGAGGTAATACCTTCGTGTTTAGCACAGGTTTAGCGAAAGTTAGACCGAGCGAATCAGCCATGTCAGGTGATCTAAAGCCCCTCTTCTTCATGTCCTCCTTCTTCTCCATCTTGAGTGCGTTGTTGGAGTCGTAGGAATACCTAATCTGTGTTAAATCTGCCATCAACTCGTCAGAATCAGGGATGTTAGCGGGTTGAGCATCAAGCCATAAGAGCATTTCACCCCACATCTCTGCCCGTTTGTTGGTGTACTTGTTAGCGTCTATTGGTGAATTGGCACTGTTGACCTGTACCACATCGCACTCAGCATCACTTATCAACTCTTTCACTCGGTCATAGACTCCTGCACCAAGTCCACCTACGTCAATAGCGCACTGGTCAGGCTTGATCTCCTTAATAGCTGTCACCACTAACCCAGCTACTTCCATCGTTGACTTCTTCGTGTAAGACCTGATCCAATGCACTCGCCTTCCCTGTCTAAAGCAGATAGACGTTCTATCATCACCGAATCGTGCAGGATCAACTCCGAGTATCTTCTTGCCAAACGGAGTACCTGCTGTTGACTTACGCGCCACCATGACGATCTCCGGCTTAATGTACGGGTCTTGGCCTGATACTTGGAACGCCTCAGAAGATGTTGCTGGATATTCCTGCTTGAACAGTAGCGGGTCTTTCAACTCGACTATCTTTGACCTACGCCATGCCATCTGAGCATCATCAAGTTTATAGGTAGCGGCATAGACTAACTCTTCACTATCGAGCGTAAATCCTTCTGGCACAGTCTTACGGTACTCTGTTTGCCAGTACCAAGGAACGAAGATAGCGATGTAGTCAGACTTTCCTGATTCAGCCGCTTGCCATTGTTCGTGAAAGTAATTACCAATCCCGTTAGCGGTAGACTCCAAGAATGCCTCAGTACCTAGCTCATCAGGTATGGCCTGAATAATCCCTGCTGCATGTTGTTGTGCGTTAGGCCAGAAGCCTACCTCTGATCCGTGAAAGAATTGAACTGTACTAGACCGACCAACTGCCTTATTCCCTGCTGTACCTACCTTGTAGCCGGAGTCTAACTTTGAGAATGAAAGCTCTTTTGCCGATGATGCGCCTGTCTGTGGCTTTACAGGTAATGGGCAATTCTCATGGTAGCGAGTCGCAAGTTCAAACAGGTTATTTGTGGCCTCTTCCTCATGCGTCAGGATGAACGCCCTAACGCCTTTGGTGTGAGATACCCGCCAGTAGAATCGCCCCTCTATATACGTCGAGCAGCCTTGTTGTCGGCCTTTTAAGATTATCGCCCTAACCTTACCTGTCTTAGCGCGTTGAGCCTCTACCTGCTTATGGATGTACTGTTGAGCTTGGTTTAGTTCTAATGGAACGACTGAGCCTGACTTGGTGCGAATCTTTAGGCACTTTGAAGCGTAGTGTTCAAAGTCATCCTTGAGCTTTTGGCGTATCGCTAACTCATCCATCAGATTAGCCGTGCAATCATCTCTTCGTGAGTTACGTTGATCTCATGCTTAGTGGCAGCGTTGTAACCGTGCATTATGTTTAGCTCCTTAACTGCTGATACTTTAACCGCACCATTTCCTTCCTTATAAGCAGTCATCAGGGCTTTAACTGACATTTCCCTTGACCATAATTGCTTAGAAGCCACGCCCTGCTTGAGTAGAGCGACCCTCGCCGTAAGC